GCTTAATATAAAAAATACCCTTAAAACTTATTTTGATGGAATTTATAAAGCAACTTTTGCTTATACAGCAGAAGATGTAGCAAATAAAGAAAATACTACAATAGATACTAGTACCACAAAATATCCGACAGTTAATTTATTAAAAACAGGAATAGATGCTAGAGTAAAAAATGATGGTACAGTTAATCCTACTAATTTATTAAGTAATGGAGATTTTGAGAATTGGAGTGCAGGAACTTCAGTTGCTCCTGATGGTTGGACAGCAGATTTAAATGGAGGTTCTGTAGCTAGAGAAAGCAGTATAGTAAAATTAGGTTCTTATTCAGTGAAATTAACATCTCCTCAAAATAATGATGCTGGATTAGTTTATGATATAGGTCAAGTAAAAGGAATGGCTTATTGGCGAGGTAGAAGTGTTACTGTGGGAATATGGATAAAGTCTTCAAACTTTGGTGCTGACAATGGATTTATAGTAACAAGCGATTTACCGAGAATATATTTGACTCCTTATATTACCGCAGATGAGTGGACATTTATATCTGCTACTTGGAAAGTAGAAAGTGATGCTACTAATTTAAAATTACGTATTCATGCTGCCTATGGCTACGGGGTAGCTTACTTCGATGGTGCAATGTGTGTAGAAGGTGAAAGTATATTTGCATTTAGTGAGGGAATAACTCCAATTCCTTTAGGAACAGCAGCAGCAGTTTTAACAGCAAATAAAGGTCCAGCAGGATGTACAGCAGTTACTGGCTGGATAGCAATTAATATTGGAGGAGTTCAAAGATTTATACCTTATTGGTAAATTAAAAAAATAGAATCATAACCATAAAGGAATCATGGATAATTTAGAACGAGAAATAAAAAAAATTCGTAATCTAAAACAAAATCAAGGGAAATCAGAAGAAGAATTGAATTCTCTTGCCAAAGAAAGTTTAGAGAAAAACGAAATTACAAATTCTTTAACTTTTTGTTTACCAGAAGAAAAAGAATTTGCTACTAATTTATTAAATAAATATTTATTAGAATCTTCTATATCTTCATTTTCAGAAAAAAATACTTTAAGGAATTTAATAGATTTAGAAATTTTATTAGAAAGAGTTAAAAAATTTATTAATAATGAACAAAGCAAAGCAAATCCGACTATTCCTTTACAATTTTTAGAACAAGTAACTGAATTAACAAATCAAATAATAGAAATAAAAGAAGGATTAGGATTAGTATCAAAAAAAGACGGAAAGAACGACGCCTCAAAAGTAATAGATGATTTAACAGAGAGATTTCATAAATGGATAAATAAACCAGAAAACCGAAGTAATTACGAATTTCAATGTCCTAAATGTGCAGAAATATTTTTAATTAGAAGAAGATTAGATAAAGAGAAAGATGAAGTTGTTGACCATCCTTGGTTTATTGACGGAGGTATTTTATTTAATAAAGCAATTTTTGAAGATTTAGAATTAGGAAAGATTTCAGAGGACCAAGCAGCACGTTTTTTAAATGCTACACTTGATTATATAAAATGGATTAGGCAAAATTATCCACTAAATCAAGATAAAAACGAAGAAACAGAAAATGAAGAATAAAAAAGGCAAAAATAATTCAAATTATAAAGACGGTAGAACATTAAAAAAACATTATTGCATAGTTTGTAAAATAAATGAAATAACTTATCATACTTGGCTTCTTGGAAATAAGACTTGTCTTCATTGTTGCAAAATAGGTGATAACAATCCGAATTATAAAAATGGAGATACTTTAAAAAAATACTACTGTAAAGAATGTGGAAAAGAAATAAGTTTAAATAATGCACTAGATGGTTTAGGAAGATGCCCTTCTTGTTCTAAAGTGGGAGATAAAAATGGTAATTGGAATAACGGTTCTTCTTTTGAACCTTATTCTATTGAATTTACTGAAGAATTACGAGAACAGATTCGCAAGAGAGACAATTATATTTGTCAAAATTGTTCTATGACGGAAGAAGAGCATTTAATAGTAGTGGGTAAAGTATTATCTATTCATCATATCGATTATAACAAAAAAAATTGCGAAGAAGATAATCTTATAACAATATGTTTATCTTGTAATTCAAGAGCAAATTTTAATAAAGAACATTGGCAAGAATTTTATACTAAATTATTAATAAATAAATATGATTAAAAATTTAACTGAAGAAGAACAATTTTTTGTAGAATGTTTTTATAATGCTCGTTGCTTAGTCGAATCTACTTTTAGTAAAGGAACGCCACGCAACTGGAATGACTTTAAGCCATGTATTAAACTAAGAATTTACCAACGCCCTTTTTTAGGTTTCGATTCTGCGATAGAAGATGATGACCGATTATCAGAAGTTGAAAATTTTCGTAGAAGAATTGAATTAGGAACCAGAATTATTATTTGTGCAAGAAAAATAGGAAAAACATTTATTGCTTTGGTTGCTAATATTTTATTAAAATTAATTCATTATAAAGATAAAGAAATGACTTTGGCTTCATACGATGAGAAACATGTTAATAAAGTATTAGATGATGTTAAGGAATTTTTTGTTTATCATAATTTTTATAAAATTTATAAACAAACAACCAGAGGCAGTCCAGAATATTTAATAGAAACAAAAAATGGTAATAAACTTTTTGGTATAAATGAAACCGTTAAAGGAAAATCCCCTGGAGAAAATTGGTGGGGACATCATACTTTTATTAATTTTCAGGATGAAATTCAAGCAGAAACAGAAACAGCTTATTCTCATAAAATAGATGCAACTAGTGATTTTGGAGTAATGGAAATTTTATGTGGAATTCCTCTTATTACTAAAGTATCTCCTTTAGGAAGAACTATAAGAGATAGAAATAACAAAAAAAGTTTAATTAGATTACCCCAATATGTTAGTCATCTTTGGGATGATAAAACTAAAGAAAGTAGAATTAGAGATTATGGAGGTCAAGAATCTGCTGGTTACAGAATAAATGTTGCTGCTGATTTAATTGAAGGAGCTTCAGGGGCTTTCGATATGGATAGGGTTAAAACTAATTATAATAAGAAAAGAATAACAAAAAGATTTGAAGTTACCAAAAAAACTTTTAAAGATTTCAAATCTTTCTTAATTATAGAACCAATTATTAATGCCGACAGAATTTATGTGGTATCTGATATTGGAGATTCTGCTGCAACTGAAATTAATGTAATTGCTAAAATAAATAATAAGTATCATTTAATTTATAATATAACTACTTATAAATTATCTTTGACTCAAGAATTACCCGATGTAATGGAATGGATTTTTAGAAGAGTTAAAGGAAATTTTTTGAGTGTAGACTGCACAATTATGGGAAAACCAGTCTATGAAATTTTAAGTAAAAGATTAAATGAAATAATTAAAGATGAAAAAGAAAATGTAGTAAAAGTTATTAAAAGAGTTTTTTGGTGTGCATTTAATGAGGACATAGTTACTGGTTTCGAGAAAGACGATAATAATAAAACTATTAGAGATAATAAAGGCAATGCTACCGAAAAAAAAGAAAATACACTAATTTTTTCTGTTAGAAGATTAAATGAATTATTTTATGATAGGAAATTTGATATACCAGACGACGATTATAAATTTGATAATCAATTTGCTTCTTATGTAAGTACTATTTCAGGAAGTAGAATAGTTTATGGGTCTACTACTGAAGACCATTATGTACAGGCATTTCAAGTATTCGCAATCTTAGAATGGATGACAGAACAATTGCCGACATTAAATCCTATGTTAGAAAAACAAAGTCCACCAATGGGGCTTTTTCAAGGATTATAAAAAAGGAGTTAAATAATGAACATACAGGACATGTTTTATGGTAGGATGTTAGATATGCTTTTATGGACAAAAGCCATTGAAGTGTCAACTAATTTTCATGTGCAGTGTGGGTATGTAGATGATGTAATTTCTAATGACATAACTGGAATAGTAAATACTATTTTAGATTATGCAATTAATTCTGCTTCTTCCGCTAATTATAAAATAGAATGTTCTAATCAAGTAGTCGAAGACATTTTAAATAAATGGTTATCTTCATTAAATGATGAATTACTTGGTACCATTCCAACAGGAACATCTAATTTAGCTAAAGAATACTTTCAGGAATTATGGAAAGGAAGTTCACTTTGTGTATTGAGAGCAAAGGATTGGAAAGAAGTCGATTTTAGTGGGAATAAGATTTTAGTTCCAAAGGCATTATATTTTGCAAATGGTTCATCGATTTATGTTGACCGACCTGATACCAAAAATTTTAAATTAGGGTCCGATAAATATTATTTAGATTCCTCAAAAAGTGATAAAATGCAAATTCCTAATGCCAAAGAAGAAATTATTATTCAAAAAAACGGTACTCGGTGGCATGATGAATATCCAATTCCTTATTTGGTAAGAAATGGTATTTATAAAAATCATAAGGCATTACAGGTTTTAAGTGATAAAGGTGATGAAGTAATTACAAAAGCACTTCCTTATTTATTTTTATTAACAATGGGAAGCGAATCAATGGCTAATGCTGGAATTAATTATAAAGTAGGAGACTTAAAGAAATTTCAGACAGAATTTAAAGCAGATTTAGAAAAATACAAAGGCGAAAAAGGTAAATTACCTGCTCTCGTTGATACTTGGGATAAAAAATATTCTCATTTAATTCCCGATTTCCGCCCAATTCTTTCTCAAGATTTATTTGTACAAGGTTATAGAGCAATCTTAGCAGGATTAGGATTTATAGATTTATTGGAAATTTCTATTTCTCGTCAAGAAACCAGATTAAATCCTAAACCATTTATTTCTAATGTAAATGCTGGAGTAGATGGATTTAAATCTATACTTACCGATTTAGCTAAATTAATTATTATAAAAAATATTGAAAGTCATCGCAAACTTTTTAGTGAGAATAATGAAATTACCGTTGTAGCAAGTCCACTAAGAATAAATACCGAACAAATCTTAGACATCATACGGTCAGGATTTGACCGAGGTTCATTAAGTATTCGTACTTTTATCGAATCTATGGGATTTGATTACGAAACAGAAATGACTCGCAGACAAAAAGAATTAGATGAAGGAATAGAAGATTTGATGTATCCTCACCTTCTTCAAAATAGAGAAGACATCCCAGATAGAATGGGAATTCCTGCAAAGCCTAAGAATGATAAGAATTTAAAAAATAAAACAGGTCCAGAAAAACAAAATTTTAAAGCTGAATTAGAAGAAAAACAAATTGCAAAATGTAAAAAATGTGGACATGAATTTGATTATCTCTCTGTTCAAGAAGCAGGAATGGGATATGTAAAATGCCCTAAATGTGAAGAAGCAGTTACTCAAGAAGATTTAATTATAGCACCCTATACCGATACTAATTATCCTAAGTATCTTGATAAATATCCAGAACATGCTAGAAAAATTTGGATAAGTACTTGGAATAGTGTTTATGAAAAAACTCACGATGAAGCAAAGGCATTTAAAATTGCTTGGAGTGCATTACAAAAATATATGAATAAATTAAAAGAAGATAAAAAATAATGGCAACTCAGAAATGGTTAGAAGAACACAAAAAACCATGTATTGACTGCGGAATATTAGTTTCATATAGAAGTTTGAGATGTTATTCTTGTGATAATAAAAATAAATATAACTTAGGATTAAAGATACCCTGGGAAGGTAAATTTCAAAATATAGTTACTAAAGAATTATTAATTGAGTTATATGTAAACCAAAAGAAAAATATATTGGAAATCTCTAAAATATATAACTGTGGTAAAAGTACAATTGCTAATTATTTAAAAAAATATGGAATACCATTAATTCCTTGGATAAGAAAATCTTGGATAGAAAGTATGACAGGAGAAAATTCTCCCAAATTTGGTAAACTTCCTTCTCATGGGAAAAAGATAAAATATAAAGGTATTTGGATGCGTAGTAGTTGGGAAGTTGCCTATGCCAAATGGTTAGATGAGAAAGAAGTTAAATGGCAGTATGAATCTGAGACTTTTAATTTAGGTAAATGTACTTATACTCCAGACTTTTATTTACCTGAAACAGATACTTACATCGAAATAAAAGGTTGGTGGAGAGATAATGCTAAAAAGAAATTTAATTTATTTAAAAAATTATATCTTTTTAAAAAGATTACAGTTTTACAAAAACAAGATTTGAAACAAATGGAGGTTTTATAATGAAAAAAACATGTAATAATAAACTATTGGCTGCTTCATTAATGGAATGGACTTTAAATTCAGAAACTACATTTATAGAAGCTAAAGATAACAAAGAATTAATCGAAATCGCTAAAAAATTTGAAATAGTTATTCCGAGTCCAGACCTAGCTTTATTTAAAACAATTTATGCAGAGATAGATAAAGTAAATTTAAATAATGTAATTCTTCCTAAAAAAGCAGTAGAAGAAGGATTACCAACTCTTCGAGCAAAGCAAGTTAATTGGAACCATGAAGGTGCACATCAAATTGCAGGACACATCCTAGATGCCAAAATAGAAAATAATAAAATTATAATTTATGGAGTATTATTTAAATCATTATTTCGTGAAGAATTTGCTACTGTTGAAAAACTTTTTGCAGAAAAAAAATTATTTGTTTCTTATGAAATTTATAATCGAGATGAAAGTGGTAATTCAGTTATCCACGATTTAGGAAATGGAATACGAAGTGTTTCTCCAATAATTTTTCATGGATGTGGTATGTTATTATTAGATGAAAATACAGGGAAACCTATTCCTCCAGCATGTCCTAATGCAATGGTAACTTTATTAGCTAATAAGAAAGTAATTGAAGAAGCAGAACAAATAATCGATAAGGTATTTGAAAAAGATAGTCGACTTATTTATGCAGAATTAATTGCTATTGAAGAGCAAGAACCCTGCACCAGGTGTAAAACCTGTACTTGTTTTGAAAAGGAGGACAAAAACATTATGGCAGAAGAAATAAAGATTGAAAATGGTCCAAATGAATTAATTGAAGATGATTATGAAGGTGGAGAAATTGAAGATGCAAAAAAATTAACAACTGAACAGAGAAACGCATTACCTGATAGTGATTTTGCGTTGATTCAAGAAAAAGACGGAAAAAAGATTCGTAGATTTCCAATCAATGACGAAGCACATGTTAGAAATGCTCTTGCCCGTTTACCACAGGCAAAGGACATCTCTGAAGAGGAAAAGAAATCAGCATTAGCAAAAATCCTCAAGAAAGCAAAAGAATTAAACATGACTGAGTTGTTAAAGAAATATGAAAAAGCTGAAGAAGTTATTGAAGAACCGAAAAAAGAAGAAATTAAAATAGAAGAAATAAAAATCGAAGAGACTCAAGCTGCTGAAGTCAAACCCGAAGAGGTTGTGAAGACCACACCCGAAGAGACTAAAGTTGAAGCCGAAGTCAAACCCGAAGTTGTAGCACAAGTAGCAGAAACACCTGTTACTGAAATAAAATTAGTAAAAGAAGTGGTACAAGAATCTGTAATTACTACTTACATTCCAAAAGAAGATGGTACAGGAAATACATCGGAACGTAAAGGCGAAAGAAAAACAACTCGCTATTATTCTGATGGTAAAGAGGAAGTAAGTACAGAGGAATATACAGTTGTAGATACTTATTCTTTAGCACAATTAGAAGAAAAAGTTAATATTGTTAAAGCAGAAAAAGATATTGAAATTACAAATCTAAAAAATGAACTTGCTGCGAAAGCACAAGAGATTGTAGAATTAACTAA